TGCTGGAGGTCGGAATGTGGCTGGTACATCGCAAAGCGGGTAGGCAAATCGGATTGGATAGGCAAGGATCTGTCTGACGCAAAAGTAACGCATTATGGCTCCTGCTTAACTTCGATTGTTTGGCATTTTTTGCCGAAAGAGGCAAAGGATTACTTTTGTGGAAAGGCAAAGGCGAGCGATGAGTAAGCGAATAAAACCAAGAGAGGGTTACATCAATCACGAGCATCTGTGGTCAAATCAGGCGTATGACTTGCAAGGCGATCCGCAACGAATTCATGTCCGAGAAGTTATGCCTAAAGACGAGGAAGATTCGTTGCACAAGGCATTAAAATCAAGGCAGAAGTTACTTCAAGATGTTTCCGATATGTTAGTCGTCACAAAAGCTGGTTCAGAGAAACTACTCCAAACCTCAATGAATCTGGTTCGCAACATCAAAAAGTCATTGAGTGGTAACTGTCTAGTGCAATGGGACGACATTTACGAATTGGCGAAAGCGATAGACCGATATCAAGAAAGGCAAGACTGATGGAGGCTATCGACTTTGCTACTCAAGACAACTCTCAGTTATTAAAAGATCCAGTTCTTTTTCATCAACTCTTCTGGCCTGGATCTGTTCTAACCGAGTACCAAGTTGAAATTCTTAGGTCTATTCAAAACAACAAGGTAACTGTTTGCGTAGCAGGTAATAAACTTGGCAAAGACTATGTAGCTGGCTTAGCAGCAGTTTGGTTCTTTGCTTCCAGGGTTCCAGCAAGGGTTATAACCTCTTCGGTTGACGGTTCCCAACTCCAAGGGGTTTTATGGGGCGAAATTAGAAACTTTATACAAACTGCAGAAATTCCATTACCTTTCCAAGTCAATCACCTATATCTTAGACAGGTTCTTCCCGATGGAACACTCCATGGAACATCTGAGTGTATTGGTAGAGTCGTACAACAAGGCGAAGGTTTGTTGGGGCGTCACTTACCCCACGGACCTAACATGGAACCTGCGGTGCTCGCAATTATCGACGAGGCTTCTGGATTCTCTGACGAAAACTACATGGGTGTTGACACCTGGGCCCATAGAATACTCATTATCGGTAACGCTTTTCCGTGCGAAAACTTCTTCAAAAGATTAGTCTATGGAGGTGATCTAAAAAGTGAAAGCCCTCATTTAGACTATGACGTTAAAGTGTTAAAGATCCCAGCTGTCCGGTCTCCTAACATTCAATTAGCGTTACAAGAGGAAAAGTTAGGCAAGTCTCCAAGCAGAAGAATTATCGTCCCTGGGTGTATGGACATAGATGATTACCGCTTTAGATGTAAAACTTACGACCCAGTTAAAAAATCTGCTGGTATCGACGCAGAGTTTTACGAAGGCGAAGAGGTACGTTTGTTTCCTCAGCCTTGGTTAGAAGCATCAAAAGAAGCTGCTAAACAAATTTCTAGTTTGGATAGAAGAGGTTTAAGAGTTTGTATGGGAGTTGACACTGCGGAAGGCGGCGATAACACCGTATGGACAATTGTAGATAAACTTGGAGTTATAGATCAAATATCTACAAGAACTGCTAACACGGCAGTCATTAAAGGTAGAACTATTGCATTGATAAAAAAGTACGGCGTTGATCCCCAAGACGTTTTATTTGATAGAGGCGGTGGTGGTAGAGAACATGCCGACTATCTAAGAGACGCAGGTTGGGATGTTCGATCAATTGGATTTGGAGAAAGCCCTAAACTTGTAGACGTTGAAGAACAAATACCAGGTTGGATAGACCCAGAAGATAGGAAAGAGTTAACAGAAAGCAAGTACGCTTACAAAAACAGAAGGGCACAAATGTACGGTAATTTGAGAGACTTGCTTAACCTTGATAAAGCTCTTGCTTCAGGACAAAAAGTGTTTGCTATTCCTGATAAGTATAAAGAACTCTATAGGCAGCTTACTCCTATTCCTCTACAATACGACGGAGAGGGAAGAATGTTTTTACCGCCCAAAGAAAAGCCAGGTGGTAATAACTCGGCAGGAAATAAAGGATTGACCACTCTAAGGTCATTATTGGGAAGCTCGCCCGATGAATCGGACTCTTTGGCTTTAGCCACTTTTGCATTAGTACACACACCCTCCCAACTTGTTATAGGGTCACTAAAATGAATAAAGAGACAGATAAAGATGGTTTGTCTTGGGGCGAAAGAGAAGCCATTAGGGATTTGGTACACAATGAATATTTTTTAAGAAGAGAAGCTTTTTCAAAACTATCTCATCCTAAACGAGATTTGTATAATGACTGTGGATACAGAGACACTACAGATTTAACTCCAGACGTATTTTTTGATCTTTACCAAAGGTTTCCTCTAGCAACTCGGGTTGTTAGTATCCCAGTAGACGAGTCTTGGCGTAGACATCCTTACGTTTACGAAACTGAAGATGATTTAGAGCAAACTACATTTGAAAAAGCTTGGAGTGATTTAGACAGAACTTTAAACTATGCTTCAGAGGGTCAAGAAAACTGGTTTATTGATCACTCTGGATCTGTAGTTTGGGAGTATCTAAAAAGAGCAGACAAATTAAGCCGCATTGGACAATATGGAATATTGCTTTTAGAGTTAGATGACGTAGACGGAGAAAAAATCCAATGGAAAGATCCAGCTCCAGGTTTTGAAGAGGAAGAAGATGGAAGCTTTATTCCTATTGGAAACGTTGGAACACCTTACAATGGTAGTTTAAAACTTATTGGTCTAAGGTGTTTTGATCAAACTCGGGCAGAGGTTGTGCAATGGTATGAGTCTGGACCTTTGTATGGTCGTCCTAGAATGTACCGAGTTACTATTACAGAGTCGCAGGACTTAGATGATAGGACAACTATTGGATCCAAAAGCAAACGAGTAGATATTCACTGGTCCAGAGTTATTCACTTGGCCGATAACTTGGTTGCGAGCGAGTACGTAGGTGTTCCCTCTTTGTTACCAGTAGTTAATGACCTACAAGATATTAGGAAGATTTTTGGAGCAAGCGGAGAAGGTTTTTGGAGAATGGCCTTTCCTTGGCTTTCTTTTGAGACTCACCCTAACCTTGGAGCCAAGGGAGTTATTAACAGACAAGAGTTAGCCGATGAGATTGAAAAAGCTAAAAACACTTTAGACCGATACATGGCAACCGTAGGTGGAACGTGGAAAACGATAGCCGGTACCATTACAGATCCTAAGCCTCACATTGACCAAAGAATAGCTGCTATTTGCACTTATCTAGGGTGTCCTGTAAGAATTTTTATGGGATCTGAGAGAGGAGAGTTAGCTTCCACTACAGATAAGGAAGCTTGGGATGAAAGAATGAGTATGCGCCAGTACACTCATATTACCCCTAGAATTATTGTACCTTTTGTAAACAGGTTAATTTCTCTTGGCGTTTTGCCTGAACCAACAAAAGGTTTTCAAGTTAAATGGCCAGACCTAAGCACCCTTTCTCTACAGTCTAAAGCAACTTGGGCTGTGACTCAAGTAAACGCAATTATCAAGTACGTTTCCGGTGCAGGAGATTTCTTGATCTCTCCCGCAGACTTTCTAGTAAAGGTGTTAGGCTTTTCTCAAAAAGAAGCAGCTGAGATTCTTAAAAATACGGAAGATCACGTTAGAGAATCGTCTGGAGAAAAAGACGTTATTGGTAGGTCTCCAACAGTTTCAACTATGGATCAGTACGATGACTTACTACAGAAAAGAGCGGGCAAACAGGACCAGGTTGGTCAAACTACCCAAAAGAAAGTTTTTGGAGATCAATAGTCATATAGTAGACAGACCTCTAAAAGATCAAGTTGTTTTTAATTATGAAAAAGCTTTACATTGGAAACCACATTTAGCTAGAGACGACATTAAATGTCCTCCACAAATTTGCATAAAATGTATGTGTAAGATTTTTCAACATTTTTGGAGTCCAGCTACAGAATACTATAGAAGAACTGGGTTAGTGTTATCTGAGGTTGAAGAGTTGCAAGTTACGGTTATCAAATCTAACGATGTTCCTACTCAAGGGTAAATCTTATGAAAAGAGTGGACCCTACTCGAACAGTGCTAATTAGACGCAAGTTTAAGAGTGAACTAAAAAACAGGTTTAACAATTTAAACGATGCTGTAGAGCAATATTTTGAAACTTTATACGATCTTGTAACAATTAGGGATAACTCTGTAGTTGTGGGACATTTTAAGAGTTATCTACAGCAAAGCATTGAAAAGTTTATAGAAGGAAACTGGTACCAAAGATACCTTGAGCTTTCGTATAAACAAGGGTTAGACAAAGCATTTAATTACTCCAAACCTGCTTATCTTCTTACAACGAGCGAGGGTATAAGTCAAGGTTTTAGGATGACTTTTCTTAATTTGGCTCATGACTCCAAAAACCTTTCTCAAATTTTCTTAATGACTAAGGAATACCTTTTAAACGATCTCAATAATTTTGTTACTCAAGTTATGGGGGACTTTACAAGAGGTTTAGTCAGTTCTTTATCTAAAACAAAAATTTTACAAGACTTAAATAAACACATTAACACGGCATTCAAAAGAGCGGTTAGTATTGCTAATACAGAGGTTGTGCGAGCAAATGCGTACGGCACGTTAGACGGTTTAAAGCAATTGAAAGTAAGGGAAGTTACAGTTGTACCTGAGCTACAAGAAACTCTTACTGCTAATGAAAACGTTGAGTACAGTACGGCAGGGGACTCAAGAGTTTGTCCTTTATGTAGGCCCTTCGATAAAGTGATTATTCCTCTTCAGGAAGCATACTCGCTTATACCGATTCATACTAACTGTAGGTGTAGTTTTTCTCCCATCACTACTCCAGCAGATTATCTACGATTTGACGAAGCATTAGAAGAGTTTTCTGAGTTAGCCGATCTTTAGAATATGTGTAAATCTGTAACCAACGAGTTAAAGGCTGTCTTAAAAGATGGAGAGTTTCATCCGAAAAGAGAGTTGTTTGAATCTACAAGTTGTCCTACCTATGCTTCGTTTAAGTACCAGCTTTTGCTGTATCGACGCCAGTTACCAATAGATGAAGCCTTGATCTGCGAGTTGGTTAGACGTACAATTGGATACAGACAGGTTAAACTGTTAAACTCAATCTCTAAGTAGCTAATTCTCGTTAATTAGTTGTTAATTATGCGTCAACGTATTGAATTTCATTCAAATCAGCTAAATTACTACTATGAGTCTTACTAACAATTTACATACAACTACTGGGATAGACTACGAAGAAATCTCAACCAAATTCACGTTTACAAACTCTAGGCGTGAGAAAATGGGTGGAAGAGATTATGTAGTTGCCCCTGCCTCAATGCTCGTGCCTGGAGTTTTGAACGGTAGTCAAGGCCCTTTGTATTATCCAAAAGAAGAGGTGCTTAAAAACGTAGAAGCTTGGAATATGATGCCTTTGACTTTAGGGCACACTAAAAACGAAAAGGGCGAATACGTTTCTGCTCGAAATCCAAAGATATTAGAAAAGTTTGGTTTGGGTTTTGTCTTTAACGCTTCTGGTAAAAAAGGTAAGTTGGACGGTGAAGCTTGGTTTGACGTAGATAGGACAAATGCTTTAGCTCCAGGCGTTATTGATAAGGTTTTATCTAATCAACAAATTGAACTTTCGACGGGTCTTTACACCGAGCAAGTTCCTGCCAGAAATAAAAAACATAAAGGAAGGACTTATGATGCGGTGGTTAAAAACCTCAGACCTGATCATTTAGCTGTTCTATTGAACGAAAAAGGGGCTTGTAGTATTTATGACGGCTGTGGTATTAACAACAGACTAATAGATAACAAAAAGTTACCAAAAGGTAGAAAGTTAAACAAACCGTTTAGAACTCCAAGTGGACCCAAGAAATTTGCGGTTTACACCAAAAACGACAAAGGTAATGTTGTCTTGGTGCGGTTTGGAGATCCTAACATGGAAATCAAAAGAGACGATCCTGCCCGTAGAAAAAGTTTTAGAGCCAGACATAATTGCAGTAGCCCAGGGCCTAAATGGAAGGCAAGATATTGGTCTTGTAAAATGTGGTCTAGTACCCCAGTTAGCAAAATCGCTAATGAGGGCGATTGCCGCTACTCAACTAATTAAAATTTTGGAGAGTTAAATGCCGTTTACTCATAAAATTAGCCAAATTACCTCTTACATTGTTAATAACAAAGAAAATATTTCTTACAGTCTTAACGACAGTCAAACCTCTGGAGCAGAGGCAAACATTAGCGAAAGCATTACTAATGGAACGGATCAATTAGTTGCTTACGAGATGGATATTAGCCAATTAAAGACTTTTGTCATTTGGTCTAGTGGAGGGGACATGACTGTAGAAACCAACAGCTCTAGTGCCCCAGATGACACATTTAACCTTACAGACGGAGTACCTGTTTTTTGGAGTGCTAATATGCAAGGAAGTCCAGCCATTCCTCTTTCGGCAGACATTACTGCTTTGTACGTTACTAATACAGGCACTGCAACTTTGGAAGTTCGTGCTTTATTTGATCCTACTGTATAGTTACTTTAGATTGGAGATAGACCATGCCGATGTCACCGCAAAAGCGACGTCAAGAAATTTATGATCATCTGATCGGTAATTGTGGCTGTGATGAAGAGCCTCAATTTACTGAAGAAGATATTGAAGTTTTGAATAAGTTTTCTATTGAACAACTAGATAGACTTATTCCTGAAGAAAAAGACTTGGAAGAAGCTGTTGCCAACGAAGAAGAGCCTGTCGAAGAGGTTAAGGTTCCGGAGGCTGTGGCTAACGAGCAAGTTGTCGAGCCTGCTGCTCCTAAAGAGTTTGATGAGTCCGCTCTTCCAGACGAAATTAAAAAAGAGCTGGAGTTTGCTCGCAATACTTTAAAAGAGCAAAAAGATGTGTTGATCGACAAAATTGTCTCGAATAAAAAATGCGAGTTTACCAAAGAGGAACTTTCTTCCAAAGATCCTCAAGAGCTACAAAAACTTGTATCTTTGTTAGGTAATAGCGAACCCGCTGAAGAGCCAAAACCGAAGAAACCTCTTCGTCTTGGCGGTCACGCTGAGGTAACTGGTAATGAAACTACTAGCGTCCCAGACGTTCTTGAGTTACCAGTAATGAATTTTGGTTCTGATAACTAAACGTTAACATTAGGAGATATTTCTCATGGCTAAAGGTAAGAGCATTGTCCTGACTGTTCAGGCTAAAGGTAATCGGCAAGAGTATATTGCCGCTGAGGCTATTCTTCCTGGCTCGGCAGTTGCTATCGACGCAGCTGTAGAACCAGTTGGAGGGCGGCATCAAGTAAACGCAGACACCACGGCAGCTTTTGGTATTGCAGATATTGACTTTCTTCAAGGTCTTACTGCTACTGACGGTTATGCTGTCGGTGATCGCGTCTTTGTTTACTCTCCTCAATCTGGAGATGAACTAAATGCCTTGTTTGTTGCATCTGACGGTGCACAAGCTATTGGTGATGTGGTTGGTCCAGTTGGCGTTAATGGTCAGTTTGCTGCAGCTGGTACGGGCTACGTGGTCATGGAGACTATTACTGTAGGTGCTTCGCCTGCTGCTGGAACTCTTGTACACGTTATGAAACTTTAGATCGTCTTGATCTTTACTATTTAGGAGAGACTTTGATATGTATACTGACTTCATTATGAATGGTGAAGGTCGCGGCGAACTAGGTTCAGCTCTTGCTGAGATGCGGTTTGATCCAGGCCTTCTTCGTCCTTACTATGACCATAATGGTAATAAGGTTTGTACGGTACGAACTGGCCGTCGTGTTCCTCAACGTGACGGAGATAACTTCGTCAAAAACAAAGACGGTACGACTAAGTGGATCAATGAAAAACAGGTTGTGCTGATTCGTGATCTTATTGCCAATGATGTCTTTAGTCCAGTCTTTAATGCTACCACTTTGTCGAAAGACCAGTGGATCATGATGGACGACCGTATTATCCAAGCTGCCCGTCCAAGGCTTAGGGCATATGGAGACTTGCGGGCTGCTAATACTTTTGGCGGTTTTGACGGCATGTCTGTTAGCGTTATCGAACACGAAACTGTTACCGATGACGGTGAAGCTATTGTCGATATGGAAGGCTTGAACGAAGGCCGAGGAGATGAATCTCATTATCAACTCCAAGGTGTTCCTCTGCCGATTATTCACTCATCGTTTTCCTACAGTCGACGAAGGTTGCTTACCTCTCAGACTCAAGGAACTCCGATTAGTTTTGTTCGGGCTGAGCAAGCTGCACGACGAGTTGCTGAAACTATCGAGAATATTTACATCGGTAATCAAGCAGGCGTTACTTACGGTAATGCATCGTTGTATGGACGAGCACCGAAGGTTTACGGTTTGACTAACTTCCCTGACCGTATTACCAAGACGGACTTGACCCCCTCTGCATCGTTTGCCCCCGATACGTTTGTAGACGAGGTTTTGGCTATGCGAGAACTTGCATACGCTCAAAACTTTTATGGTCCCTTTATGATGTACGTTTCCACGGCATACGATGCTTTGCTGGACGGAGACTACATTACTGGGTCCACCACTAACGGTCTTGCCGCTCCCACTGGAACGGTTCGACAGCGACTCCGTCAAATTGACGGCATTCAAGATGTTCGTCGTTTGGATTACTTGAGTGGAGACGTTTTGCTCTTGGTCCAAATGACCTCGGACGTTGTTGAAGCAATCAACGGTATGGAACTAACCACCGTTCAATGGGAGTCTAAAGGTGGAATGGAGCTAAACTTTAAAGTTATGGCTATCCAAGTTCCAAGCATTAAATCGACTTCGGACGGTGTTACTGGAATTGTTCATGGAACAACTCCGTAGTTAATTTAAATTACTACTCTGGTAGTACACAGTTGAGGGGTCAGGGGTACATTGTATTTCTGGCCCCTCCTTTTACCTTTGGAGCTAATTACAAATCATGACTAATACTTACAAATTTAAACTTTTGACTGGTGTTCACGCTGAAGCAGGTAAAGTTTACCGCAAAGGCGATATTATTGAAACCTCTTCGGATTTACTTAAACTAAATGATCCTCAAAGTCCAAGGTTTGAATCCCTAGATGACGTTGTGGAAACTAAAGAAAGTGTAGATCAAGACCTTGACGGTCTGGATGAAATGACCTACACCGAGCTAAAAAATTACGCCAAAGAGGGCGGGATTGAAGTATCTGGAGCAACTACAAAGGCTAAACTTATCAAATTGATTAGAGAGGCTTAGAGTGTCTCAACCTCCTCTTGGTATAACCGCCAGGGCTATCGTTAAACGAGTGTTAGACGGTGATACCTTAGACGTAGAGTTGGTACTTCCTTGTAGAGTTAGATTACTAAACTGCTGGGCTCCAGAGTTACACACTGAAGAAGGCAAAAAGTCTAAGGATGCCTTGTGTACTCTTTCTCCAGAAGGAAGCAGGGTTGTACTCCAAATTCCTACCACCGATGCCCAAAACGTAAAAGATGTTTTTACTTTTGGTAGAGTCTTAGGAAACATTTGGAGGGAGGGGGACGAAGATTCCATTAGTCATTTAATGGTAATCAACGGACACGCTAAACCCTCAAAATAGGAGGGATTTATGCATATCGACGTAGTGTTAAAACCTTTACCAGCAAAAGATTCAGAGGGTAGAACTCTTTGGGAGGTTGTTGATGACGTTTTTGTGCATCTTGCTCCTAATTGCTACCTAAAAGTTCCAGCTGGTTTTGTTTCTAATTTAGGCACTATTCCACGCTGGGCTTATCCAATAATCAATTTAGATTATTTTGCTGGACCTTTTGTAGTCCACGACTATCTTTGTAATGAAGATGTTTATAAGAGCATAGACACCGACAGCGGCTACAGTCGTTGGTTGGCAGACGCTATACTATATGAGACGATGGTTAATAGTGAGCCCAAAGCCCCATTTTGGAAATGTTGGATTGTTTGGGCCGCTGTACGTTTTTACGCAAGAGTAAAGGGATTGAGATGAAGTTTTGGGCTGTTGGGGTTTTGTTGGTAGCTTCGGTTTTTACCGTTGAAACTCAAGCGGGGGAGTGTGCTAATTGTAGGCCATACACACCCCGTCAGGTTTTCCCGGTAATTAGTTTGGTACCACCAAAAGTTGTAAACGTGCCGAAAGTTACAGTGGTTCCCTACAAGTATGAAAGGACTGACAACGTCCTTAGAAGGGGTCCAATCTTGAGGTGGTTGTTTGGTCCTTTGCGTCAACAACACGTTTATCAAGAAGTAAAGTAAGCTATGAGCAAAAGCTTAACTGTTTTACTTGCGGTAGGTTTTGCTCTTTCCATTAGGCCGGTGAGTTCTCAAGGCCTACCGCAAACACGCCTCGTCCCAGTTGCAGCCCCAGTAACTGAGACGGGGTTTTTACCCGCAAATGTAGAAAAGATTTGGAAGCTATCTAAACCTTCTCCTCATCATTACTCGGGTTGTCAAATTTCTTGCTCTAATCGCTCTTGCGGTAGCGGTATTTTTATCAAAAACGATAAAAACTTGGTAGTAGCTGTTACCAATCATCACGTTATTGAAGGCAACGAGGGACGTGTAGTAGAGATTGTTGCTTGGGATGATCAAAGGGTAAACGCTAAAGTTGTTTGGTGGGACGCTAATGCAGATGTAGCAGTTCTTATCAATCAGGAAAGTTCTTGTAAAGTAGGAGTACCTATTTACTCTTCTGTAGTTCCTGTTGGAGCAGAGGTAGAGGTTATTAGTTTTGGGGGACCAGGGACTGTTAGCCCTTCCAAAGATAGAAGAGTTTTTGTAGGTAAAAACTTAGGTAGACAATACAGTAGTCCTATCACTTTAGACGCATACACTGTTAGCGGAGACTCTGGTAGTGGCTATTGTTATAACGGGGCATTAGTAGGGGTTAATTGGGGACACTATGGGACTAAACAACTAACTGTGCAAGGTTGGGGGGCAGGTAGACCTTGTGCTAGTAACGTTGATGGTCCTTGGTTAGCCAAAACTTTGACTCAAGTTTGTAAGCCTTATTGTAAGCCTATAATTATTGAGCCAGAGGTTCCTGTTACCCCACCAGAAATCTGTCCTCCAGAAAGTGGATCCAAGGACGATTGCTGTTTATCAGAAAAAGACATGGATGCTATTGCTATTCTTGTAGCAGAAAAGCTAAAATTGGAGGTTGAAGGTAAAATAGACTTAGAGCAGGTAGAAAATACCATAAAAGACTATTTTTCTCAGCATCCTCAAACAATATCTCTTGCTTTAATGGACGAAAACGGTAAAGAGGTAGATAGAGACACGGTGCCAATTGGTGGCACTTTGCGTTTACAGTTCCGTGAGATCAAAAAGTGATTTCCTCTTCCTCTAATTGTGGATGTACTAACATGCCAGCAGATTTACCAGAAGCCGTTGCTAATCAGCTAATGACGGAGACCGTTGGTAATATTCAAAGTGCTAACGCTTCTTCGAGAAACGTAGCAACTTTGGCTAACGGTGTCTTACAAGCAGCTATGGCTAGAAACTT